CAACTATTCTCATTTTGATTTTATGGATAACATGAACGGCGGGGATTGTGATTGCTCCCTACATCTTACAATGAAAACTATTGAATACTACTGGGGTGAGTGATAGCGCTATGATAACAACTAACGGAACTAAATATACCTTCGTCTGTGATCCAGATGAATGCGACACATTAATTGAAGTTACCTGTGTTTCAGGGTTCGATTTCCCTAATGGTGTCATTGAGCACACATGTCCTTGTGGTAGACAAATGGCATACGTCTCTGCTACAATACTCTCATCACAATCAACGAAAGAGGAACAAATGGAAACAACAATTACAAACACATATAATCCTAACCTGCTTGTTACATATAAAAAGATTGATGGAGATGAAGTATCTTATCCTACAGAGAAGGTTGCAGATATTGAGTGGTCTCTTGATCAGTCCCGTCGTAATTATAAAAACTTAACCGAAAAGCAAAATGCTTGGTACTCTAAAGAATCAAAACTTCGTTCATTGCTTGCAGAGGTTTATGAGAATTCAGACGACCAAGGGTCTCTTGCTAGCATTGCAGAAATATTTGACATTCCTTTAACTAAGGAGATTGAATACACTGCTTGGGTTCGCGTTGACTTAACAATCGAAGTCGAACTTAACGGAGATTATGATGCAATCGAAGACTACATTGCACAGAATATAACTGTTGATTCATATGATTCAATGATTTCAGTTAATAACCATGAGATTGACCGAATTGAAGAAGGTGAGTACTAATGTACTTTGAGCTAACCGCTAAAACATCTAAATCATTTAATCATTCGTTTTTTGATGCAGAGGTTATGGGTTTAGACCCAACTGCAATTGGTCCTTTGACATTCAACATAGGAACTGGTAGTATTGAGAAGGTAAGTAACTTAAGGGATAAGCATAATCTTAAAGAATCTTACACATCAGATTATGAGCCAACGGGTTATTAGGAGATACAGTGTCAGACTATAAAGATGGTTTTACAGATGGTATTAACTTTGCCCGTGAAGTTATTATCGACAATCTCCGACAATGGGCAGAAAATCACGACAATGGCGATGTTATAGATTGGATTGCAGATCGAATTGAAAGAGGTGACGCAAATGAGTGAAGATATAACTAGATGGATAGCATGTGATAAATGTGGCGACTCAGCGCAAGCTATGTGGCTAATTAAAATGGTTGCAGGGGAATTATATTTCTGTGGCCATCATAAGAATGCATTTGAAGAGGGGCTTGCCAAAGTCTCCTATGAAATGATACAATTGAACAAAGTAGAGGAACCAACACAACAACTAGTAAAGGCGGAATAAAATGGGAGACAGAGCAAACTTTGGGTTCGTTCAACCAAGCGGAAATACAATTGTACTATACGGGCACTGGGCAGGATATAATATGCTCCAGCGCTTGGCAGAGTCTGTGGTTAAAGCACAGGGCCGCTGGTCGGACCCTTCATACGCAACACGCATTGCAATCAGTAATATGATTGGAGAAGGCTGGGCCATGGAAACAGGCTGGGGGCTCCACGTAAACGAGATCGGCGATAACGAGCACAAGATTCCTATCGTTGACTTTCAGCAGCAGACATTCAGTCTTCATGAGGAAGACTCATTCCATAATGAATCTAATAAAGTTAGAGGCATGAAGAATGAAGCAATCTTTACACAAGACCTATCAGCGTTCTGCGAAAAGTATTCTGATAGTTTAATTAAAGTTTAATCTTTGTGTGGGTGACCCTAACAAGTCGATTATATTGGCCAGGGTTTAAATAAGGCATAGGGCTTTACTTTCGTTGGTGCCATATAGCAGCCTTCACAATTAATAGCTGGGCCCGCAAAGATTGAGGGTAAGAATATTCTTTTACGGAGTCAATAGCAAATCGCCTGAAATTTTGTGATCTTGACCACAAAGCTGAATCATGTGTCATGTATCACATGCCAAGGCTATTCCATTTGTCAGTGGTCTAATGTATAATAATCCTATATCAACGAAAGGATATAATATGCCAAATTGGGTATATAACGGATTAACTATAGAGGGAAATCCTGAATCTGTCAAGGCTTTAATTGCACAGATGAATAAGCCATTTGATCAAGTCCAAGATAATTGGAATGTTGTAACCCAGCAAATGGAAAAGAAAGTTGTTATTTATTCTAATCCTGTGTTTGCATTTTATAATATCTATAATCATATTGAAGCAGGTATTACTGATGAGGTCTATCTTGGACAACCGCCTCGTGGTATTACATTTGAAGAGCAAATGCAATTCAAGACCAATGACTGGTATTCATTCAATGTTCGTGAATGGGGTACCAAATGGGATGTAGCCGTATCTGATGATAATAAGTATCCTGATACTAACATGGAGGAAGCAGCCAATGGTGAGAACTACGTAGTTCATTATAACTTTGAGACTGCTTGGTCTCGTCCTGTACCTGCCCTTCAAAAATTGTCTGCACAATACCCAACATTACTCTTTACTTTATCATATGAAGAAGAGACAGGTTGGGGTGGGGAAATGGAAATCCTTCGTGGTGAAGTTATATCAGAATCAGAATACGATAACATGTGCCGTGAATGTGAAGGAACTGATTGCATGGAATATAATGAAGAAAAGGAAGCAGAGGTATGTATGAAATGTGGTTATGAGTCATGATAAATGTCAGGGGGGCTAAATGTCAGCATTACTGGGAGTGTTCAGATGTCCCTGGAATTTTTACATGTCAGTGCTCTATGGTAAGATACTTCAATAGAGAAACGGGAGAATATCATTATGAATAATCTAATACAATATATGAAGTTACATCTAATTAGTCTTAAACAAGACTTAGACCCATTAGATAAATCTGATAATGAAATTCTATTTATCCAAGGACAAATACAGGCAACCGAACATTTGATGTCAGTGGCTTCTGATATGATGAATGACTACATTAGTGGAAAGGAATATAAATGATTACTACCGATGAACTGCCGCCCCATTTGATCAAGGCTGTAGAGGCTGGAGTAGGCGGGTTAGATGTACTGCAGGGGGAACTAAAGAACCTCATGTATGAGACAGAGAAGAACCTGGAGGCTGCTAGGAACAATGAGCCTTTGTTAGAAAACGAATATGATGAATCTGATGAATATTATTTAGGTTACCTAGACGCTTTAACTAGCATATATATACTTAATTATAAGATTCAATTCGCTATCGAAGACTGGGAGAAAACACATGGAAACAATTAATCTAGAAGCAGTTGAGTCAACTCTATCAAATGAGGAGCATGATCGAAGTCAGCGTGTACGCATGCAACTCGATCAAATGATCTCAACGTTAGAAAGCATGGAGGTCTCATTCTCTCTTACATGGCTATATGTTTGGGATGTAATGAAATACAGATATGGCTCTATGTCTGAAGACAATGGTTACCATAAGGCTAATCCTAAGTTTACAATCGATGATGTTTGGAATGGTCTTTGGCTGGACCCCCGCTTTACTTTAGAGTATGGCGTCGAACAGTTAGATGATGAGATCTCCGATTGGTTGATTGAAAAAGGATTCATCCTAGATGATGAAGACATGGAGGAGGAAGATGAATAAGACAGATCTAGGCATCTTCCTAATGCAGGCACAGATCTTAGCTCGATCAGATAATCCACTGGATCATATAATCGCCAGGGAAATGATTGCTAAACTAATTGAACATAACCCTGAAGAGGGAGAAAATTCGTAAGGGCCAAAAAAGTTCCTTACGACTACAACTAAATATAGGCGGAAAAGGTATTGACGAAATCGGAAATATCTTATATAATAAATACAAACCAATATCTCGAAAGGATATAACAAATGACAACAAAGCGTGAATATCTAGTTTCAAAGGGCATCACAGTTGGAGCCCGTGGACGTTTCTCAGGTGCTGCAAAGGTAGCACTGCAGGAAGCTGAGAAGCAGGGAATTAAGTTCTCTGTCGACACACCAACAAAGAACAAGTAATAGCGTTGGGGAGGGTCGAGATTTCCCTCTTGACTCTCCCCACATATTTTGGTACAATCTAAAAACTACAGAAAGAGGCGGACATGGCGAAGAAGATGTTAGAAACAAAAGTGGCAGAAGTAATTCTCGAAGGAACAGATAATAACTGGTTTAACCCAACCCTTGTAGCCCATGCTCTAGTTACAAACAATCCAATATACACCCAAGACAAGATCATGGATTTAATTGTAGAGATTATCAAACAACAGGCCGCCAGATTCCGAACGGAAGCGGCGGAAGGAATAACATCAAATGGCTTAATACTTGCCAATGTACTTAATGAAGTAATAGAGGAACAAGAGTCATATACTTAATCTAATATAGGCCAACAGTGTCATATGCTTAGTTCATGGGCATATGGGCCAAAGTTATCCACAGGATCTTCCACAGGTTCTGTGGATTTCTTTTTGTGTGGGCAAGGGCCAAAATTCCCCTTTACGAGAACATATAAAAAATCCCTGAAATTTATATATAAATGTCGACAAATCTATATAGAATCTGTACAAATTGGTACAGAATAATAACTAATCTAATAAGAATATGGTACAAATTCTGTACAAAATTTATAGAACATAAGGGCCAAAATTCTCTATTACGAGAGCTATTTACAAATCCTGGAAGTTATGGTATAGGCCTATATAGACTATATGGGCATATCGGACATTACGGGCATATGATACAAAGCGCTCAATTACACATATAACTATTTATCGACAATATAATAGTAATTAGAGATAAATTAATAGCCAAAGGTATCTATGACATCTCTATCTATGCAGTCAAATAAGCCTTCTAAGGGGGTTTTAAGACATGTTTAAAGTCGGGGGGATATAGGAGTTAACTGCCTATTTGTTCTATTTGCAGACCATGCAGTAGAATGGAGTACGTAGGTCTTCTTCCCTAATTATCATATGCTGAGCACATCTGGAACACTTGGCAGTAATTAGTCCATGATCAGCTAATCCAGGTATATTGATCTTTGGATCTTTTGTATAATATAGTTTAGTTACATACCATGTAATGGCTATCAGTAGTATTGTTATCATTGTTCTATTGTATCATTTTCTTGTCCAAGTTGAAGCTTTTTGTCCAGGAGTTCCTTTTGCTGTATGTGATTCAATTAGGAGCTTATTTCTATCTAGCTCTTGTATAGCTCTATTTAGTTCTATCATATCCTTGGCAGATTCTCTGATACTTCTCAGTTCCCGCCCTTTAATTGAATCTAATTTACGTCTAGTCTTTTCTATATCAGATAGGCTCTTCTGCTTTTCAGCAGCAATTGATGCTTTAGACATACCTTTATATTTCTTTTTAGCCATTTGATTCCCGCCTTTTATTGCGTATTATTCTGGTTATGACTACTATGGATATTGTAATACCAAAGAGTAATAACCATCTATCTGAATAGTCATAATTCCAGCAGTCTGCCCCCGTATAACAATTGGGATTTATACCTATTAGGTTACCCATTTGATTCCCGCTCATCATCCATTGACCCACATATGGCACAGGTTACCTGTCCATCTAGGTCCAATTTAAAATCATGATCATGCATATATCCATTATACTACATCTGTCAGGTACTGACAATAGGGTTCTCTCCCGCCGAATTTTTCACTAATTGCGATCAATATAGTAGTATATAAGTAATTATATATAGTAGTATATATTGTAGTCAACTGCAATTATGATCTAATTCTTAGCTCTCTCGTAATCATATCTTCAGCCTCTGCTCTTGTGTGACAATACCCATAGGTTAATATGTTTCCATTGTTATATATAGTCCATTGATAGGGTAATGGATCAAATCTAAAGTTTGATTCAAGTCTCTTGGGACTTCTGCCATTGTTTGGTCCCGCCTTAAATTTAGGGACATATTCTTCTATCTCATGATATAGACTTTTCATTATGAAGACAGTCCTTTAAATGAATGGCATGCACATACGCCTACTACCTTATATGAATCTTTATCTACTTCGGCTAAATCATTATATGTAGCCATAGCTTTACAGTAATGACAAGTCTCTGCCTGTTCCGTCTTTTTTAGTTCTGGAAATGCATATTCTTCAAAGTTATCTAGGATTCCCATTATTTCCCCTTCTTTTTTGGAGCTTCGCTGATATCATAATTATAAGCATTTGAGTCCTCTAGAACCCATTTGTCATAGCTTTCAACATCCCACTTATTTGTATTAACTAATCTATGAAGCAGTAGATCAGGCTTAGTTACAAATGATGGCTCATATAGTCTAACTCGGTTATTAGGTTGTACTGCAAAGTTACCGTCATCTCTTTGGATCACATGGCCACATTTATGCTGGCCTGGATTTTCAGAGTACCCATCATCCAAGATATTGCTATCTGGATTATGCCAATCTATAGTAAATAGGTATTTGCCTGGGACATTATTCTTTTCTCTATCTAAGTATGACATTCTCATGTTGACTAGATTTTGAAATTGAGTTACTGCTACATGTGGTGAGAATGAATTCCATAACACAAGGTTGTAGATAGGCTCTTCAGGGACTCCTGGCTTAGCACAGAAGGCATTGATTGGCATTCTCCACCATATACCACCATCTTCCATTAGGAAGTGAAATAGAGGGCTTCTACCCTTAACGCTGGATACTCCAAAGATTACACACGGGAAATATTTATCGTGACTATCTTCCTGATCTCTTAAAAAGTTGCCACGAACATAACATTCAATTGGCGGTATATTAGCATTTAGCTCTGGCATTGTTTATCTTCCCATTCCCATTGTGTTTCCCACAGCTCCATAAGAGATGTTGATCCAATATCGTCAAAGAAGTATCTATTCTTATTATGGTCATATGTCCAGCCATACCAAGTATCGCCTTCTTTCCATGCCAAATTATTGGCTCCACATATATCAAATCCAGTATTATTAGATTTATGTAGAGATTTTTCCTCCATGAGGACTTCTTCTATCGCCTTATTAAGGAGCTTATTCCTCAATAGGTATTTTCCTACGATATTAAACATTTTCTTCTCTCTCTTCCGCCGTCGCACTTTTCGCTTTACTAATTGTGAGCAATATGTAGCATATATATTATAGTTGACTATAATATTATTGTCAATCTTTTTCTTCTAAGAAGAATGATATAAACTTTCTAGTTCCAGAAGTTACTTCAAGGACTTCGTGCTCATAGTCAGAAGATGCTGGATGACATACTAAGCTTCTTGCCTTTGGGCTATGAGCTATATTCTTTTTTGTATATTTTAGTTCACCACCCGTAAAATCTTCATTTAAATATAAAACAACTCCATACAGGTAAAATGTATTAAGATTATTTATGCAATAGCCACATTGACATCCATTATCATGTTGATCAAAATGTGGTTCTGTAAGCTCTCCTACCGAAAGCTCTCTTATCCCTGCCATACCAGAGACTGATAGCTTATCATTAAACAATGATGAGATTCTAGATCTTATTTCTTCTTTACCATTAGCCCATGTATTATATAGAATTGAAACACGTTCTTCTTCAGTTATAAAGTCTTCTATTATAAATATATT